CGGCCATGAGTGCGTCAGAGTGGATCGAGCGCGAGCGTCAGCGACAGATTAAGCAGTGGGAAGCGCGTAACCGCTAACATCTTTTTGAGGACACGAAAGTGGCTAATACACTTCTTACTATTGACATGATCACGCGGAAAGCTCTCGAAATCCTTGAGAACAACCTCGTGCTCACCCGCAACGTAAACCGTCAGTACGACAACAGCTACGCTGTCGAAGGCGCCAAGATTGGCACCACGCTGCGTATCCGTCTGCCGGATCGCGCTCTTGTGACCGACGGTGCCGCCCTGCAGGTGCAGGACGACAACGAGCAGTTCACCACGCTCACCGTTGCCAACCAGAAGCACATCGGCGTCAACTTCACGACCGCCGAAATGACGATGCAGTTGGACGACTTCGCCGAGCGCGTGCTCAAGCCGCGTATCAGCCAGTTGGCCGCCAGCATCGACGCTGACGTTGCCAACTCGTTCCAAAACATCTACCAGGCGGTCGGCACCCCCGGCACGACCCCGAGCAGCACCGCTGTTCTTCTTGCCGCTAACCAGAAGCTCAACGAGGCCGCTGCCGTAATGAGCCCCCGTTATGTCACCGTGAACCCGGCTGCGAACGCCGCGCTCATCGAAGGCATGAAGGGCTTGTTCAACCCGGTCAGCACCATCTCGGCGCAGTTTAAGAACGGCATGTTTGGCGAAGGCATCCTCGGCTTTAACGAGCTGAACATGTCGCAGTCGATCAAGCAGTTTACGACTGGTAGCCGCACTGGCGCGCACACTGTGACCACGACCATTTCGGCCCAGGGCACTTCGGCCATTGCCATCACCGGCACTGGCACGCAGGTCATCAAGAAGGGCGACGTGTTCACGGTTGCTAACGTCTACGCTGTCAACCCGCAGACCCGCGAATCGACTGGCTCGCTCCAGCAGTTCGTGGCAACTGCCGATGCGACGGCTGTGGCTGGTGCGTACACCGTAAACGTCTCGCCGGCGATCTACACGTCGTCGAACGCTCTGGCGACCGTTGATTCGTTTCCGCAGGCTGGCGCGGCCGTCACCTTCTTGGGTGCCGCTTCGACTCAGTACCCGCAGAACCTCGTGTACCACAAGGACGCGATTGCCTTCGCCACGGCTGACTTGCTCATGCCGCAGGGTGTCGACATGGCTTCCCGCCAGGTGCATAACGGTATCTCCATGCGCGTTGTTCGTCAGTACGACATCAACAACGACCGTATGCCGTGCCGTATCGACGTGCTGTATGGCTACTCGGTGATTCGTCCGCAGATGGCCGTGCGCCTCTGGGGCTAATTGTTAAATCTATTCACGGAGTAATTAAAAATGGCACTTCCTAATGGTTCTGGTGGTTATCAGTTCAACGACGGTAATGTTGGCGAGCCGCTGCTGTTTGTGCAGGGCGCCCCGGCGGCGTTGACTGCCGGCGCGACGGCTACCGCTGCTCAGTTGGCGAACGGTCTGTTCACCTTCAACGGCACGGCGGGAAACCTCGTGTTGCCTTCGGTTGCTGACCTCGAAGCCTACGTTTCGTCTGCCTCTAAGGTAGATGCGGCGTTCGACTTCTACGTCATCAACATCGACGCGGGCACGGATGACGTGACCGTGGCGGTTGGTACGGGCTGGACGCTGGTTGGCGCTGGTCAGGTCGACAACGGTACGTCGGGTCACTTCCGCGCTCGTAAGACGGGCGACGGTTCGTGGACTTGCTACCGCGTTTCGTAATGGCAACGCCCCCGGCAGAGCAATCTGTCGGGGGCACTACCTAAAGGGGTATTGATATGCCTAATACACAGGCGATTGGTGTTGCCTACGCTGACCCGGAGTTTCAGAGCGTTACCGTTACGGGCGAAGCAACGGCAGCAGACATATACGCAGGCGACGAGCTTGGGTATACCAGCGCGGCTCAGGGCGCTGTTACGCAGTTGACCGACAAGTCTACCGGCGTCACGCTTGATAAGAGCATGGGCCGGATCACGATGAGTAACGCTTTACTCGCCGGCGGCACGTCAGTCACTTTCACGCTAACTAACAACAGAATCGGCTCAAACGATGTTGTCACGGTTAGTGTGTCGGGTGGCGGCACGGTAGGCGCGTACTGGCCGTTTGTTGCCAGCCAAACAACCGGTTCTGCGGTTATTGGCTTGTACAACAACACCGGCGGAAATCTGTCGGAAGCCGTTATTCTCAACTTTTGCGTAATTCACGGGCTTTCGTAAGCCTTTTAATATGCCGAATATCTATCTTCGTCACGCCAAACACGGCGAAAAAGTTGCAATCTCGTGGTTGGAAGCGAGGGACGATATGGAGCATGGGTGGGAAGAGTTTGACCCTTCTAGCCCAGATGACTCAGAATCACCGGCGCCGGCAGAAATGTCGGCGTCGGATGGTTCCGACACGCCTAATGCTTTAAGAGCGCGCCGACGACGCAAGGAGTAATTGATGGCTACCACCGCTGCTGACCAGATCAACGGTGCGCTACGTCTGATCGGAATGTTGGCAGAGGGTGAAGTGCCTTCCGCCGCAACGTCCCAAGACGCTTTGATGGCGCTCAACCAGATGATTGACTCGTGGAGCACGGAGCGATTGGCCGTGTTCTCGACGATCGACCAAATTTTTAACTGGCCGCCAAGCGTTCGTGTGCGCACGCTCGGCCCCACCGGCGACTTTGTGGGCGAGCGTCCGATTAAGCTTGACGACGCCACGTTTTTTCGCGATGCCTCGACCAACGTGTCGTACGGCATCAAGATCATTAACCAAGAGCAGTACAACAACATTGCGGTCAAGACGGTCACGTCTACCTATCCGCAAGTGCTTTGGTACAACCCGACATACCCCAACATCGAACTGTATTTGTATCCAGTGCCAACCCGCGTACTGGAGTTCCACTTTGTGTCGGTGCGGCCTTTGTCTGAACCGGCCACACTTAGTACCGAGTTGACGTTTCCGCCGGGCTACTTGCGTGCGTTCCGCTACAACTTGGCGTGCGAAATCGCACCGGAGTTTGGTGTGGAGCCCTCGCCGCAAGTACAGCGAATTGCGATGTACAGCAAGCGCGACCTTAAGCGCATTAACGATCCGGGCGATGTGATGGCGATGCCGGCGGCGCTGATGGTCAACCGTCCGCGCTTTAACATCTTCACGGGCAACTTCTAATGAAGACGCCCATCCTCGGGTCGTCCTACGTCATCCGGTCGGTCAATGCTGCCGATAACCAGATGGTCAATCTGTACCCGGAAGTGGTGCCCGAAGGCGGCAAGGAACCCGCCTACCTGCAGCGCTGTCCCGGTCTTGCGCTTCAGACGACGGTTGGCACCGGCCCGATTCGAGGGTTGTGGTCATTAGGCAGTTACCTGTATGTAGTGTCTGGTAGCGAGTTTTACCGTGTTGATGCCAACTACGCGGCCAATAAAATTGGCGACGTGACTGGCACCGGCCCGGTGTCGATGACTGACAACGGCACACAGATATTCATAGCCTGCAACCCTGACGGCTTTATCTACAACAGCGATACGCTCGCGTTTGCGCAAATCACGGATCCTGACTTTCCAGGCGCCGTGACGGTCGGCTACCTCGATGGCTACTTCGTGTTTAACGAACCTAACTCGCAACGCGTGTGGGTGACGGCGCTGCTCGATGGTTTGTCGATCGACCCGCTCGACTTTGCCAGCGCCGAAGGCTCGCCTGACGGGCTGGTGTCGCTGATCATCGACCATCGCGAAGCGTGGCTCTTTGGCACCAACTCGGTCGAAGTCTGGTACAACTCGGGCGACCCGCTTTTCCCGTTGACCCGCATCCAAGGCGCCTTTAACGAGATCGGCTGTATTGCGCCGTACTCGGTCGCCAAGATGGACAACTCCGTCTTTTGGCTAGGCGCAGACCCTCGCGGTCAGGGCATCGTCTATCGCGCTAACGGCTACACCGGCGTACGCATCTCAACGCACGCCGTTGAATTTGCCATTCAAGGTTACGGCGACCTAACTGACGCGGTGGGCTACACCTACCAGCAGGACGGCCACACGTTCTACGTGTTGAACTTTACGAACGCGGACACTACTTGGGTGTTTGATGCGGCTACGGGCGCATGGCACGAGCGCGCCGGGTTCCGTAATGGTGACTTCAAACGCCATCGCGGCAACAGCCATGCCCGGTTTAACGGCGACCCGATTATTGGCGATTACGAAAACGGCAAGCTGTACGCATTTAGCTTGGACGTGTACGCCGATGATGGACAGACTCAGAAATGGCTGCGCCGTTGGCGCGCTTTACCGCCAGGCGCCAACGACCTCAAGCGCACCGCTCACCATACGCTGCAGATTGACTGCGAAACAGGCGTAGGGCTGCCGGGCTATGCGCTTAACGATGAGCCGCCCTACCTTGGTACAGAGCTGCTGGAAATCCTGCAAACGGAGTCCGGTGACGACATTGTGCTGGATCAGGCGTTCACTCTTGGCGCCAACCCACAGCTAATGCTGCGCTGGTCAGACGACGGCGGGCATACGTGGACTGGCAAGCGCCAAGCCTCAATGGGGCGAATCGGCGCCTATGGCACTCGCGTGTTTTTCCGCGCGCTGGGCATGACCGTCAAACTGCGCGACCGCGTGTACGAAATTAGCGGTACTGATCCGGTCAAGGTCGCCATCATGGGCGCCGAGCTGCAGCTTAGTCCGACAGGCTCGTAATGTCCCAGAACATCACGCAAATACCTGCCCCGCGTGTCCCGTTTATAGACGAACGGACAGGGCTTATTTCGCGTGAATGGTTCCGCTTCTTAAACAACCAATACGTGTTGACGGGCGGCGGCACCACGGCGACCACGATTGCGGATCTTGAGCTGGCGCCTTACCTGTCTTCAACAGTCGAGGACGAAGTAGCGGTGCTACGTTCGCAGATTGACGATCTGCAGAAACTTCCGCCGGTCATTCCGGCAGTGTCTACTAGCTCTGGCCCGACGCCTGTAACGACCACGCCGCCAGTGACGTACACGGCTGACTTTACGGTCGGTGCTACGGATACATGGATTATCGTCAATAAATCGGGCTCTACTTGCACGGCGACCCTGCCGTCGGCTTCGGCCAGCAGCGGGCGCGTTCTATACTTCATTAGTTACCAAGCGCAACTGTTGGTGTCCGCTTCGGCTAACGTCGTTCCCCAAGATGGCGGGTCGGCCACAACCGCAATTTTGGCGGCAAACGCCGGCGATTGGGCTACCATCGTCTCTGACGGAACAAATTGGGTTATCACGCAAGCGGCCAAATTCAACAACTTGCTGTTGGAGTGAGGATTTAAGCAATGCCAGTCTATCTTTCAGCTTTTGCTGGCGCGGGAGCGCAGTTCTTTACCAACGACGGCTCTTCCGTGCTGTCGGGCGGTAAGATCTACACCTACGCCGCTGGCACCACCG